TCATAATGGGTGCTTGAGGCTGTCTGCCTCAGGCACGAACACCAAAGGCAGATAGAGAAAAGCCCCAGTTAACATTACGCGTCCTGCAAGACGCTTAACATTAATCTGAGGCTCAATCCATGCTGAACACATGTAGGTTAGCCTCTTACGTGCCGAAAGGCAAGGAGAAGCAGGCTATGAAGCAGCAAAAGGCGATGTTAGTCGCCCTGATCGTCATCTGTTTAACCGTCATAGTGACGGCACTGGTAACGAGGAAAGACCTCTGCGAGGTACGAATCCGAACCGGCCAGACGGAGGTCGCTGTCTTCACAGCTTACGAACCTGAGGAGTAAGAGACTTGGCGAGGGAGAAATCCCTCGCCGCCTCTGATGTGTCAGGCATCCTCAACGCACCCGCGCTTAACCCGCTTCGGCGGGTTTATTTTATCTGTAAATATTTTTATAAAAATAATGCCCACACACAGCATGAAACAAAAAGTATCACAGATAAAAAAGGAGCGTAATGTGCAGATTTGTTGTTTTCCATATTTACTCACTTTAACATAATCAATATTGATATGGTTGTTGTTTCGGTGGTTTCAAACGAGATGTTATGGTGATCTGGTAAAATTGCATAACATTAAAATTTAATTTATCTAATCGCTTTTAATAATAAGCGTTGTGTTTATCCCAGCAATCTGTTGTTTGACTTTTATTCCATTAATGTAGGGGCTTTACACTGGAACCAGTTTATTTATACTTTATACGCCAGCCTGAACAACTGGCACCTGCTGCGCCAGCAGAGACAACCGATGGCGCACGATACCAAATTACACAATTCTGATGATTCTGCCGTCTTTGCCAGCAGGCGCGGACAGCGTTTTCATGCATTCAAATCGGACTGGTTCCAGCATCCGCCATGCACTGAAGAGCAGGCTGAATGGATAATTCAGTGTTACCGCAGGCGCGGATACGAGGTTAAAAAAGCCCTTAGCCTCGACTACCGTCACTGGATAATCTCCGTCAGGCTTCCTTACTCCGACCGCCCACCGCGTCCGTTCCGCACATTCCAGCAACGCATCTGGAGGTAACGTGCGGGTATTACTTCGACCTGTTCTGGTACCGGAACTCGGGCTGGTGATCGTTAAGCCGGGCCGTGAATCCATGCCGGTATTCCACAATACCCGGGTACTGGTGGAGCCGGAACCGAAAAGCATGCGTAATCTGCCGTCCGGGGTCGTTCCTGCCGTTCGCCAGCCGCTGGCGGAGGATAAATCATTACTGCCATTTTTCAGCGACGAACGAGTGATTCGTGCTGCTGGTGGCGCTGGCGCATTGTCTGACTGGTTACTGCGCCATGTTAAATCCTGCCAGTGGCCACACGGCGATTATCACCACAGTGAAACCGTCATTCACCGTTACGGTACCGGCGCGATGGTGTTGTGCTGGCACTGCGACAACCAGCTGCGTGACCAGACCTCCGAGTCACTCGGGCAACTTGCTCATCAAAACCTGTCAGCATGGATGATTGACGTCATACGCCATGCAATGAATGGCACACAGGAGCGGGAATTATCGCTGGCTGAATTATCCTGGTGGGCGGTCTGCAATCAGGTAGCGGACGCACTACCGGAGGCTGTATTACGCCGTTCTCTGGGATTACCGGCGGAAAAAATTCGCTCTGTGTACCGTGAAAGCGACATCATACCGGGAGAGCAGACAGCCACCAGCATACTGAAGCAGCGCACAAAAAATCTTGCGCAGTTGCTTCACGTCCACCAGCAACAGAACCCACCACAGGAAAAGACGGTGGTCAGCATTGCCGTTGATCCGGAGTCTCCGGAATCTTTCATGAAGCGGCCTAAACGTCGCCGCTGGGTTAACGAGAAATACACGCGCTGGGTAAAGACACAGCCGTGCGTGTGTTGTGGTAAGCCAGCCGACGATCCGCATCACCTGATTGGTCATGGTCAGGGCGGAATGGGGACAAAATCCCACGATATTTTCACGCTACCGTTGTGCCGGGAGCACCACAACGAACTTCATGCTGACCCGCTGGAGTTTGAGAAAAAGTACGGGTCCCAGGTTGAGTTAATTTTTCGTTTTCTTGATCACGCCTTTGCGACTGGCGTGCTCGGGTAAAAGAGGTGACTGATGCTCATAGATTTGGTTTTACCTTACCCGCCGCCGGTGAACACTTACTGGCGACGCCGTGGCAGCACATATTTTATATCTGAGGAGGGAAAGCGCTATCGCCGGGCAGTAGCGCTTATTGTTCGCCAGCAGCGGTTGAAATTAAGCCTGCCCGGAAGGCTGACAATAAAAATTATTGCAGAGCCACCGGATAAGCGCCGTCGTGACCTGGACAACATTCTGAAAGCGCCACTGGATGCGCTGACGCATGCAGGACTACTTATCGACGACGAGCAGTTTGATGAAATTAATATTGTGCGCGGTCTGCCTGTTCCAGGCGGACGGCTTGGTGTGAAAATTTACGAAATAACGCATGGCGGGCAGGCAAAAGAATGAAACTGGAAGATTTACCAAAATACTATTCCCCAAAATCACCGGGTCTGACGGATGCATCGGCCTCAACGTCAAAAGATGCGCTGAGTATCACTGATGTGATGGCAGCGCAGGGCATGACACAGAATCGGGCTGAGATGGGGTTTTCTGCGTTCCTTGGGAAAATGGGCATCAGTATGAATGACAGGGAGCGGGCAACAGAACTGCTGGCAGAATACGCTCTCAGTCGGTGTGATCGCGTGGCAGCGTTAAGAAAACTTCCGGCAGAAATAAAACCGGTAGTGATGCGCATTATGGCTTCGTATGCGTTTGAGGATTATGCCCGGAGCGCGGCGAGCAAAAAACAGTGCCCATGCTGTCACGGAAAAAAATTTATTGAAAGCGAGATTTTTACAAACAAGATTCAGTATCCGGATGGTAAGCCGCCAGTATGGGCAAAGTGTACAAAAGGCGTGTATCCGTCTTACTGGGAGGAATGGAAAAAAGTCAGGGAGGTGGTAAAAGTTGCCTGTCTGGAGTGTGGTGGAAAGGGGGAGGTCTCCACTGCCTGTAAAGATTGCCGTGGGCGCGGTGTTGCCATTCATCGTGAAGAGTCTGAAAAACGAGGTATGCCGGTTTTCAGAAACTGTCAGCGTTGTGGTGGGCGTGGCTATGAAAGATTACCTTCAACGGAGGCATTTGATGCCATATGTGAGGTGACAAATCAGATAACACGCGCTTCATGGGAAAAAACAGTTAAGCAATTTTATGACACGCTGGTGGTCCGGTTTGATATTGCAGAGGCATGGGCAGAGTGGCAGTTGAAGAGGGTAACGCGATAGGGTTGTTGATTTTTCCGGAATCTGTGGTAATTTTGCTCTGACAATGGGCGTTTTATGCCTGACGTTAGAAGACTTTTTACACCCCGCCGCCTGGCGGGTTTTTTATAACTGAAATCGGTACAGTACGTTAAACGCGCTGGTGGTGGTGAATACCGGTCTTTCAGCTTGCTGGCTTTTTCGACAAGAGTTATTGGTGTGTCACGTTAACCGGAAAAGGGAAAACACACCACTGGTTCGAGGCCATGTATGTATCACAGAAGTGACTGACTTAGTGAATATAAAGAGCTGCGCCAGTATTTTTGTGTGCTAGTGTTATTACCGTACTCTGATATGTGGACGAATAAGCCAGATCAATTTTACCCGGGTAAGTATTCTTGTGAAAAAACATCCGTAATTTGTGCTGGTAGTCATTCTGTGGACCTGGTAGCGGATTTCTTCATTGGTTCAGGCTCAGTCATAAAAGCTGTTATGGCGTCAGAGAGTTGTGCGACGGGCGCTGAACAGAAAGCTGAGAGTTTTCAGAAGATAATGCAGTACATCAGTGATAATTTCGGGTAGAAATAAAATGTTAAGTCAGTCACGATTTTGTCGATTAATCGTTGTGTTATTTTAGTGCAATTTGTTAAAAAGTCCCAGCATGGTGAATCCCCCTCAGCGGCGGGGCATAATGACCGTCAGGTTGGGTTGCATTAGCGAGAGTAGCAAGCAGCGGATTCTGTCTGGTCATTGCAGAATTCACCGGGAGGCACCCGGCACTATGACAATGATGGTAGTAAATGCGTATACAAGCCCCTCATCCTGAGGGGCTTTTTTATTATGTGTGGTGAGTCTGAGGGGGGGGATGAATCAATTCATATGCTGTCATTTATATAATCCATACGGACATATTGTCAGCATACACTGGTTGTTTGGGCATTTACTTTTTGTTTTTACTGATTTTCCCGGGCAATCTTTGTTGTTTTTGATGAGGTACCAGAATCTTTTGTTAAATGGAGTTACGTTGTAAATTGTTAATGGAATTTGTTTATTATTCATGATGATACCGGAATTAATCGGTGTGAAAGTGCTTCCCGGTGGCAGGAATACATCTGACTGATACCAGAGTATCAATTTTATTTTATTCCATACTGTAGAAAACGTTATTCCACTTGATGAGCATATAACAGTGTCAATCACTATCCATTCCATCATTTTCAGCCTTCTGGATGCATATTATCGTTTAAAAAGTATAGCTCATCATAGCTGTAACTCATTGAAAAATATCATTTTATTTATCTTTTGGTGGAATCCCTTTGGTGTGACGCCTTCGGTATGAGACGATAATAAGTCAGAACGCCTGGCACGAGCCGTAAAGGATATTAGGGGGTGTCTGAACTGACACAGTGCACAGGGAAAGAGCGCACAACCCCAGGAGTGCTTGTGGAGAGTTACGGTGGAGATTTTGTATTTCCTGGCAGGGTCGGTGATGCATCATTCTGGTGTTGTAAAAGCATCACAGAGGCGCTCCTCAGTGCGAGGGTGGTTTAAAGAGTCGGTTTAGCGGGAAACCACAGTATCCATACAGCACGGAATACTTCGGGAGGTGCTCGACGCCCTGGTTTTATAACAATCAAAAAATTCATCTCTTGCATTGACCAACCTTCTTCATGGCGGTTTTTTTGGGAATTGATTGAATTGCATACTGAATAATCATTGCATCGTTAAAATTATAACTAATTCCGAATATGCTGTGCTTGCTTATTGTTAGTTTGCTTACATTTCTGTATCTTGCTGCACCGCAGGTTTCCCCTGTAACGACGATTGTATGATGAATCATTTAAGCTTTGTAATTTGCCAGCCAGTCTCTGGTGGCTGGCTTTTTTTTGCAAGGTGTTCCAGTAATTCTGTCGTCAGACTGGATTCCCACAGAACAAAAAACCGTCACTAACTCATTGGGTAAGAGTGCATAACACGTATTGTTGTTTTGTGGTGCAGGGTTCGAGTCCATGGTGACGGTCCATTTGTAACGGTAAATATACTTTTAACAGGCTCGCTTCGGCGAGCTTTTTGTATGAGTTCAACCCGGTTTATATTGGCGAAAAAAGGCGCGGCTGTCGGATTAAAGCCGCGGGACAAAGTCCATGAAGAAGAATAAGCATCTCTCTCCTCCAGAGAGACGTATTTATATTACTAAGCATTATAAATGGTTTAAATCCTCAGATTAACCTTAATTTCAGGTAAGTCTTATTTCATTTCTTTGCGCCACGTCCGGCGCACATCAAAAACCACAGAGCCTTTCAGGGGCGAGCTTACGGCATGGTCAGTGTGACTTTTTCTGTGGGCTGGCCTCCCGGGCGAAGGCTCATCCACCAAAAGGAAACGTCACGATGTTTGGTATTTTCAAAAAAGAAAACCCGCAAGGCCATTACTGAAGTAAAGAAAATGGAGAACCGCGATGCAGTGGAGGCGACCGTCTGGGGTGCGTATTCCATTGCTTACGCTGACGACACCTGTGACGCGAAAGAAATCGTGGTACTGGAGAAAACCATTGCAGCACTTCCTGCCTTTGCGCCGTTCTCCGGTGAGATTGCCCAGATGAGCGTCAATATCCGCGCCCGTTATGAAGCGTCACCGCGTTCTGCCAATGCCGAAGCCCTTCGTCAGCTGGCTGATGTTGCAGGTACTGATGATGCAGTTAATGTGCTGTGCCTGTGTCTGGATATCGCAGACCAGGACGGCATTGGTCCGGATGAAGAAGCGCAGCTCAAGAAAATTGCTCAGGCGCTGCAGTTACCGCTGGAGCAGTATCTGTGAAAAGTGCGCGCCTTGTACTGGCTGCCATCCTGCTGTTTCTGGTAGTGGTGGTGGATTTCATCGGACGGCTGATGTCGGTGCTGGCAGATGGTGTGCTGGTGGCAATGGCGCTGGTCGTCCTCCTGCCTTTACTGCGCAAATCTGAATAGCACCGCACAAAAGGCATCTGCGGATGCTGGTGCTTTTGACGGGGTGTTTTTTACGGGCCGCTGGTGGCCCTTTTTTATTTACAGGAGAAAAAGTATGTCTGAACCCTTGTCCGGTTCCGGCACGGCTGCGGCGCTCGGCGGGGCGACGGTATTCGGGCTGTTTACCGGAACGGATTTCGGGATTGTGTTTGGTGCGTTCGCCGGGGCGTTGTTTGTGGCAACGATGCCGCAGAAGATTTCAGCCTGGCGTGTGGCGGCACATTTTCTGGTGTCGTTCATTGTTGGTGTACTGGGGGCGCGTGTACTGTCAGCCTGGATTGCATCAAAAACAGGTTATGACGGTACATCTGCGGATGCACTGTGTGCGGTGCTGGTGGCGGTGGTGTCGGTGAAGATTCTGTCGTTCATCCACCAGCAGGATATTGCATCGCTGGTGTCCGGCCTGTTCTCCCGCCTGCGGGGTGGAGGAGGCGGCAATGTTAAGTAACCTTCCCGGATTACTGAATGTGGCGTTATGCACGGTTATCGTGCTGACGCTCTTTTTTTATCGTCGCCGTGATTCCAGACATAAACCACTGATGTCATGGCTGGCCTGGCTGCTGATGCTGCTGTATGCCTTTGCGCCCCTCAGCTATCTGTGTGGTCGCCCGTTAGCAACGGGCTGGCTGGAAGTGTTTTTTAACCTGCTGTTCTGCGTGCTGGTGATACGCGCACGCGGGAACGTCACAAAAATCTTTCCATTGTTGAGGTGAATATGTCGGGTAAATTCAGATTCAGCCGTCGCAGTGAAAAAAATCTGGAGGGCGTCAAACCACAGCTGGTTGCTGTCGTTCGCCGTGCGCTGGAGCTTACGGAGGTTGATTTTGGTATTACGGAAGGCCTGCGCAGTAAGTATCGCCAGAAACAGCTGGTCGCGGAAGGGAAAAGCCAGGCCATGAACAGCCGCCACCTGACCGGTGATGCGGTGGATGTTGTGGCCTACGTTGGCAGCCAGGTGTCATGGGACTGGCCTCTGTACGAGAAAATCGCGCAGGCATTTAAGCAGGCTGCCGCAGAGCTGGGAACTGCCATCGAATGGGGCGGGGACTGGAAAACACTGAAAGACGGACCTCACTTTCAGTTGAAACGCTGATAATCAGGTGTGTTATGAGCAGAAAACACTGGACACACAGAATGCCGCAAACGACGGCGAAATGGGCACTGGTAGCGATACTGGTGCCTTTTTTATTGGCGGGATGCGTCAGCCTGGATAAGGCGCGTCAGCTTTTCGATACAGCTTCTCAGGTCTGCGAAATTGTTGATAGTGTCCGGCAGTGTATGCAGAACTGACCGACGGTGAGAGCAGAATATTTTTTAGAGGAGCGAAATTCTATGCCATCACAAATCCCTCGTGCATGCCGTAAGCGAGGCTGTGCAGGCACAACGATGGACAGTTCTGGCTACTGCGATAAGCATCGTGGTGAAGGCTGGACACAACATCAACGCGGACTCAGCCGCCACCAGCGTGGTTATGGCTCGAAATGGGATTCCATACGTGCACGCATACTGAAGCGTGATAATCATCTGTGTCAGAACTGCCTGCGCAATGGGAGAGCCGTTGAAGCCAGAACTGTGGACCACATTATTCCGAAAGCTCATGGTGGCACGGATGCAGACAGTAACCTGCAGAGTCTGTGCTGGCCCTGTCATAAAGCAAAAACAGCGCGCGAACGCATCAATTGATAACAGTTCCCATCTGTAGGGGAGGGGCGGGTCAAATCTCTGCAACCCTGGCTGCTCAGTACCGCCGCCTGACCCTTCCTCACATCGCCGCAGGTTCGAAAACTTTTTTTTGGAAATGTGATTAAACGATTGATAGGTAAAACCGATTATGTCTGGACCTCCGAAAACCCCGCCACGCCTGCATTTGATACGAGGTAACCCTTCAAAGCGCCCCGTTAAAACCCCAAAAAAAACCGCCAAAAAGGATGAAAAAGGTCTCCCTAAAATTCCGCAACATTTAGGGGCGCAAGGGAAGTACTGGTTCAGGCGAATGGCGGAAGAGCTGAATGCGGAAGGTATCATTTCCCAGCTTGATGCGCGTGCACTTGAGTTACTGGTGGAAGCCTACACCGAATACCGGCATCACTGCGAAGCACTCGATGTTGAGGGATATACCTACCGCACGGAAACGCAGAACGGTGATGTGCTGATTAAGGCACACCCGGCTGCTGCGATGAAAGCGGATGCCTGGAAGCGGATCCGGGCGATGCTTGCAGAATTTGGTATGTCACCGGCAAGCCGGGCGAAAGTAAATACCGCCGGACCGGATGATGTTGATCCGCTGGCAGAGCTTTTAAAAGCGAGAGACTGATGGCAAAAGTGGCTGACGGGATCCGCTACGCCGAACGTGTTGTTGCAGGAGAAATTGTTGCTGGCGAATTTGTCCGTCTGGCCTGCCAGCGTTTTCTTGATGATCTGAAGTACGGCGAAGAGCGGGGGATTTATTTCAGTGAACCCCGTGCGCAGCACATCCTGAATTTCTACAAATTTGTGCCTCATGTAAAAGGGGCGCTGGCAGGCCAGCCCATTGACCTGATGGACTGGCATGTATTTATCCTCATCAATATTTTTGGTTTTGTCATTCCGCTGCTGAATGAAGAGACCGGGGAAGTTGTCATGCGCAGGGATGGCAGCGGACGTCCGGTGATGGTGCGCCGGTTCCGGACGGCGTACAACGAAGTCGCCCGTAAAAACGCAAAATCAACTCTGTCATCGGGTATCGGCCTGTATATGACGGGGGCAGATGGTGAAGGCGGTGCTGAGGTGTATTCAGCCGCAACCACGCGTGACCAGGCCAGAATTGTGTTTGAAGACGCCAAAAATATGGTCAGAAAAGCCCGGTCGACACTCGGGCGGTTGTTTGATTTCAACAAGCTGGCGATTTACCAGGAGCAGAGCGCATCAAAATTTGAACCGCTTTCCTCGGATGCAAACAACCTGGATGGTCTGAACATCCACTGCGCCATTATTGATGAGCTGCATGCACATAAAACCCGTGACGTGTGGGACGTTCTGGAAACGGCAACCGGTGCCCGCCTGCAGTCCCTGTTATTTGGTATCACCACGGCAGGGTTTAACAAGGAAGGGATTTGTTACGAGCAGCGTGATTACGCCATCAAGGTATTGCGTGGCTATAACAGCGATGTGGAGGGCGCTGTAAAAGACGACTCCTACTTTGCGATTATTTACACCCTCGATGAGGGAGATGATCCGTTTGATGAGACGGTCTGGCAGAAAGCGAATCCCGGCCTGGGCATCTGTAAACGCTGGGATGATCTGCGTCGTCTGGCGAAAAAAGCGAAAGAACAGGTCTCTGCGCGGGTGAATTTTTTTACCAAACACATGAATGTGTGGGTAACAGCAGAGTCTGCCTGGATGGACATGATTAAGTGGGAGAACTGCGAATACATTGCCCCACGACATGAGCTGAAAACGTATCCCATGTGGGTCGGCGTTGACCTTGCTCATAAGATTGATATCTGTGCGGCGGCAAAACTCTGGCGAACGGATAACGGGCATGTTCATGCCGATTTTAAATTCTGGCTTCCGGAAGGACGGCTGGAGCGATGCTCGCGGCAGCAGGCAGAACTTTACCGGAAGTGGGCGGAGATGGATAAGCTGATTCTGACGGATGGTGATGTTATCGATCATGCTCAGATAAAAAGTGACTTACTGGAATGGATTGGTGGCGAAAACCTGAGAGAGCTGGGGTTCGACCCGTGGAGCGCGATGCAGTTCAGCCTGGCACTGGCTGAAGAAGGGATACCGCTGGTGGAGGTTTCGCAGACGGTCCGCAATCTTTCTGAAGCTATGAAGGAAACGGAATCACTGGTCTATGCCGGGCGTTTCCACCACAGCAATCACCCGGTCATGAACTGGATGATGTCTAACGTTACGGTAAAACCGGACAAAAACGACAACATCTTCCCGAATAAATCCACGCCGGAAGCCAAAATCGACGGCCCTGTTGCGATGTTTACAGCAATGAGCCGGATGCTGGTCAATGGCGGTGAACCGGAGCCGAATCTGTCTGAACACCTGATCAGTGTTGGTATCCGCTCGCTTTAACCGAGGTCATTATGTTTCTGATAATTCTCGCGCCACTGGTGGGCGTGCTGGGTGCGCTTTTGCTGGCGTATGGTGCCTGGCTGATTTATCCCCCGGCGGGTTTTGTTGTTGCCGGGGCGCTGTGCCTGTTCTGGTCGTGGCTGGTGGCGCGATATCTCGACCGTACACAGCAGTCTGTCGGCGGAGGTAAATAGTGTTCTTTTCGGGATTATTTCAACGAAAAAATGACGCGCCGGTGACCACGCCAGCAGAGCTGGCGGATGCCATCGGGCTGTCGTATGACACCTATACCGGAAAGCGGATCAGTAGTCAGCGGGCCATGCGGCTGACGGCGGTGTATTCCTGCGTCAGGGTGCTGGCGGAGTCTGTTGGTATGCTGCCCTGCAGTCTCTACAAAATCACCGGTACCCTTAAAACACGGGCGGTGGATGAACGACTGCATAAGCTGGTCTCGGCAAAACCCAATGGGTACATGACGCCGCAGGAATTCTGGGAACTGGTCATTGTCTGCCTGTGTCTGCGGGGTAATTTTTATGCCTACACGGTAAAGGCGCTGGGGGAAGTGGTGGAGCTTCTTCCGATAGATCCGGGCTGTGTGGAACCGAAGCTGAACAGCCAGTGGCAGCCGGTTTATCAGGTGACGTTTCCGGATGGTTCCGTGGACGTGCTGACCCAGAATGAAATCTGGCATGTGCGCACCCTGACGCTGGATGGACTTGTCGGGCTGAATCCCATTGCGTATGCGCGTGAGGCCATTTCACTGGCAGCGGCAACCGAGGAGCACGGTGCCAGGTTGTTTGGTAACGGTGCTGTGACATCCGGTGTGTTGCGTACGGATCAACAACTTACTGATCAGGCTTATGCACGTATCAAAAAGGATTTTGAGGAACGGCATGTCGGGCTGGGAAATTCTCATCGTCCGATGATTCTGGAAATGGGGCTGGACTGGAAAACGGTGGCACTGAATGCCGAGGACAGCCAGTTCCTGGAAACCCGCAAGTTTCAGCTGGAAGAAATCTGTCGTCTGTTCCGCGTGCCGCTGCATATGGTGCAGAACACTGACCGCGCCACCTTCAACAATATTGAAGAACTGGGGCTTGGTTTCATTAACTATTCCCTTGTGCCGTATCTGACCCGTATTGAACAGCGGATCAATACAGGGCTGGTCAGGGAGAGCAAACAGGGGAAGTTTTACGCCAAATTTAATGCCGGGGCGTTGTTGCGTGGTGACATGAAATCCCGCTTTGAAGCGTATGCCACGGGGATTAACTGGGGTATTTATTCCCCGAATGACTGCCGTGATCTGGAAGATATGAACCCCCGACCGGGCGGTGATGTGTATCTGACGCCGATGAACATGACTACCAGTCCCTCTGCTGGCGATGACAACGGTAAGAAAAAGGAGAGTGGAGATGCAGACAAAACAGCGTCTTGATATACCGCTGAACTTGAAATCCGTCAGTGATTCCGGGGAATTTGAAGGTTACGGTTCTGTTTTTGGTGTTAAGGACAGCCACGATGATGTGGTGGTCCCTGGTGCCTTTACCACAACACTCCAGAAATGGATCGAAAAAAAGGCGCTGCCTGCGTTGCTCTGGCAGCACCGTATGGATGAGCCCATCGGTGTGTACACCGAAATGAAAGAAGATGATGTCGGGCTTTACGTCAGGGGGCGATTACTCGTTGATGATGATCCCCTGGCAAAACGTGCACATGCCCATATGAAGGCCGGTTCTTTAACCGGCCTTTCTATTGGCTACATCCTGAAAGACTGGGAGTACGACCGTGAAAAAGGGGTATTCCTGCTGAAAGAGATCGACCTGTGGGAGGTCAGTCTGGTGACGTTTCCTTCCAATGATGAAGCACGCATCAGCGATGTGAAAAATGCGCTGGCGCGTGGTGAGATCCCTGACCAAAAAATCATTGAGCGGGTCCTGCGCGATGTTGGACTCTCGCGAACCCAGGCCAAAGCATTCATGGCCGGGGGATATGGCGCTTTATCCCTGCGTGATGCTGAGGATGTGGATGCCGCACTGAATGCACTGAAAAATCTTAAATTTTAACCAGGAGAAAAATAATGGCTGACATTAAAGATGTGGAGCAGGTCGCGCAGGAGCTGCAGCAGAAGTTTGACGATTTTAAGGCAAAAAACGACAAGCGCATTGAAGCGATCGAACAGGAAAAAGGCAAGCTGGCCGAACAAGTGGAAAGCCTGAACGGGCAAATCAGCGAGCTGGAGAACCTGAAAAGCGATCTTGAGGCTGAGCTGGCTGAAGTAAAACGTCCGGCAGGCGGCACGCAAAATAAAGTTGCCGGTGAACATAAAGAAGTGTTTATCGGTTTTATGCGCAAGGGGCGTGAAGACGGCCTGCGTGAGCTGGAGCGTAAGGCGCTGCAGGTGGGCAATGATGAAGATGGCGGTTATGCCATTCCGGAAGAACTGGATCGCACCATTCTGACGCTACTGAAAGATGAGGTGGTGATGCGCCAGGAAGCCACTGTGATCACCCTCGGGGGCTCGGATTATAAAAAACTGGTGAATCTGGGCGGCACAACGTCCGGATGGGTGGGGGAAACGGATGCACGTCCGGAAACTGCCACCTCAAAACTGGGGCTGATTGAACCCTTTATGGGGGAAATCTACGGCAACCCGCAGGCCACCCAGAAAATGCTCGATGACGCTTTCTTCAATGTGGAAGACTGGATCAACAGTGAGCTGGCGCTGGAATTTGCCGAACAGGAAGAAATTGCCTTTACCAGTGGCGACGGCAGCAAAAAACCAAAAGGTTTTCTGGCTTATGAGTCCACCGATGAAGATGACAAGACCCGTGCGTTTGGCAAACTTCAGCACATCGCTTCCGGTGCGGCTTCTGGCGTGACTGCCGATGCGATCATTAAACTGATTTACACCCTGCGCAAGGCGCATCGCAGCGGCGCGAAGTTCATGATGAATAACAGCAGCCTGTTTGCCATTCGCCTGCTGAAGGATAACGACGGAAATTATCTGTGGCGTCCGGGCATTGAGCTGGGTCAGCCTTCTTCACTGGCGGGGTATGGCATCGTTGAGAATGAGCAGATGCCGGATATTGCTGCCGATGCAAAAGCTATTGCGTTTGGTAACTTCAAACGCGGCTATACCATCGTTGATCGTATCGGCACCCGCATCCTGCGCGATCCTTACACCAACAAACCGTTTGTGGGCTTTTATACAACCAAACGAACCGGCGGTATGCTGGTGGATTCTCAGGCGATTAAGCTGATGAAGATCGGTGCTGCAACCCGCCAGAAAGCCGCTGCGTAATGCAGTTTTTTATGCCCGCACAGTGTTGCGGGCAGGAGTTTCTGATGGCAGCAATAGTGGAAAAACTCAGGGCGCAGTGCCGTATTGATACAGATGATGCAACTGATGATGAGTTACTGATGCTGTATTTCCGGGCTGCCTGCCGCAAGGCAGAAAATTTTATCAACCGTAAGCTTTATGAGGAGACGGTGCCGGAAGGTGATTCTGAAGGGGTGCTTATAGCTGATGATGTTTTGTTGGCGCTCATGTTGCTGGTCGGACACTGGTACGAAAACCGGGAAAATTCCTCAGATGTCAGCAAGGCACCAGTCCCGTTTGGTTTTTCTTCTCTGCTGGAGCCTTATCGTTTTATTCCATTGTAGGAGGAACCATGCAGGCGGGCAGATTACGTGATCGCGTAACTATTCTGAATGTCACCACCGCCCGCTCTCCGTCAGGGCATCCGGTGGAGACAATGACGGAGGGGACAACCGTATGGGCAGAAGTTAAGGGGATCAGCGGGAGGGAGAGAATATCAGGAGGTGCAGAAACCGCTCAGGCTACGGTCAGAGTCTGGATGCGATTTCGGCGCGATGTGACAGCGACTTCACGTTTGAAAGTGCTGACCGGTGCATTTAAAGGAGCCATTCTGGGTATAGAAGGGCCACCAATACCGGATGCACGCGCCACCCGGCTTGAAATACTCTGCAGCCTGAAGGGGAATGTGTGATGGATTTCAGTCTTGATTTTTCCGGCCTGGCAGATATTGCACGGGATCTGGAGACGCTCAGCAGGGCAGAAAACAATAAGGTTCTGCGTGATGCCACCCGTGCCGGTGCTGAAGTTATGCGGGATGCAGTTGTTGAACGTGCGCCGGAGCGAACCGGGAAACTGAAGAAAAATGTGGTTGTTCTCACGCAGCGTTCAAAGCGTCGGGGGGAAATTATCTCGGGTGTCCACATTCGCGGACGGAACCTGCGAACCGGAAACAGTGATAACAGCATGAAAGCCAGCGATCCCCGAAATGCGTTTTACTGGCGCTTTGTGGAGCTGGGAACGATAAACATGCCCGCGCATCCGTTCATTCGCCCGGCTTTCGATACGACAGAGGAACTGGCAGCACAGATTGCCATACAGCGAATGAATCAGGCTATTGATGAGGTCTTAAGTAAATGAGAGAGGCCACACTGTATTCCCTGCTGTCTCCGCTGGCCGGAGGACAGGTCTATCCTTATGTGGTCCCGCTGACGGAGGGAAAGCCTGCGGTATTTCCGCCGTGGCTGGTGTTTTCTGTGGTGTCTGACACGGCGTCTGATGTGCTTGATGGTCAGGCTGAATCCAGAATTACCGTGCAGATCGACGTCTGGGCAACGGTACCTGATGACGCAGATGATATCCGTGAGCAGGCGCTTGATGCGGTAAGGGAACTGGTACCCTCCGTTATTTCTAAAACGCAGGGTTATGATCCTGATTCCCGTCTGAGCAGAGCCACGCTTGAATTTCAGGTAATCGCCTGAGGCTGTTAATGATTTTCCCCACCCGCCGCTGGCGGGTTTTTTATTTTCAGGAGATGAGTATGTCCTCTAATTTTGAACGTTCTCAGCAGACTAAAGTTATGATCTCGGCAGCACCAGTAACGGCAGAAACGCTGAGTTATGCCAGTTTTCTGGAACTGAGCTGTACGATTAAAGAGGTTCAGTTTACCGCCGGGCAGAAACAGGATATTGATGTCACCACGCTGTGTTCTGTTGAGCAGGAAAATATTAACGGTCTGGGGGCGGCTTCAGAGATTTCCATGTCAGGCAACTTTTATCTCAATGCTGCCCAGAATGCGTTGCGTAGTGCCTATGACAATGACACCACATATGGTTTCAAAGTTATTTTTCCGTCAGGCAACGGATTTACCTTTATGGCAGAGGTGCGTCAGCATACCTGGTCTGCAGGAACCAACGGTGTTGTGGCTGCAACGTTTTCCCTGCGCCTGAAAGGTAAACCGGTGCTGACGACAGAGCCGCTGCAAGTGAAGGTCGATTTAAACAGCACGCTGCAGGTTTCTGCCGGAGCGAAACTCGAAATGGTGGTTGAGGTTGCCGGTGGTGTGCCGCCTTATTCTTATGTATGGAAAAAAGGCGGTTCTCCTGTTTCCGGACAGACGGCGGCAACGTTCAGTAAGGCATCTGCAGCATCCGGTGATGCTGGCGTGTATACCTGTGAAGTTTCTGATTCAGCAAGTCCTGTTAGCAAGGTGACCTCCACTTCCTGCACTGTTACCGTCAGTTAATGAGGATGGGTGTGATGACTAAAAATATCCGTAATCTGGCACTGGCAACGATGTCGGGGTTTCGCCATAAAACTGTTGATGTGCCTGAATGGGAAGGGGCAACGGTTGTATTACGGGAACCTTCTGCAGAAGCCTGGTTGCGCTGGCAGGAGATCGTTAAAGCAAAAGATGATGAGACACCGTTATCCGTTGCGGAGCGCGCCCGCCGAAATCTGGAGGCAGATGTTGAACTGTTCATTGATGTTCTGTGTGATACCGGACTGCACCCGGTATTTTCAGAGGATGATCGTGAACAGGTGATTGCCGTGTATGGCCCGGTACATGCGCGTCTGCTTCGCCAGTCTCTGGAACTGATCAGTGATGCTGTAGAGGTTAAAAAAAAGTAGCACTTCCGGGGATGCGTTTTCTGATGATGCTGGCGCTCAGGATGGGGCGCACATTGTCAGAGTTACGCCGGGAAATGTCCTCATCAGAAATCATGATGTGGGCAGAATTTGACAGATTCAGCCCGCTGGGGGACGAACGGGCTGATATCCGGGCAGCCCAGATAGTTTCTGCGGTTTACGGTGCGCAGGGGGTCAAAGTGCCACTGAATGATGCGCTTCTTCAGTGGGAGCATGATTCAGAAGAAAATAAATGCGATGATCCATTTATTGGATTAGAGGTTGCTCTAATGTCTTCACTATAAGATAATTTTTTAATCGTTTTGAAATTGAATGCTTAACTCAAAGTCAGGAGGATTAATCATGAGAAAATCAGTGGTGACATTAGCTTGTTTGTTTTTTATTAGTGCATGTAAACCATCAGATAATTATGTTATTTCTTTAGGGGAAAACTTAGTTAAAGATAAGCTTATTGATCCTGATAGTGCAAAATTTAATTCTTTTTTTCATAAGTCAGGTGATTTATATGGTTATGTTTGTGGGGATGTTAATTCAAAAAACACGTTTGGTGGATATACAGGGAAAAAACCATATTTTGTTTATTTGGAAGTTGTGGATGGAAAAGTTAAGAGTCATGGGACTGTAACAATTGTTAATGATCATGATCCAAGCAGTATGGAAAAATATAAGTTGTTTTGCCAATAATTATCATCTTAAAAAACCGCAGAAGCGGTTTTTTTATGGGGTAAAGTAAATGGCGACATTACGTGAACTGATTATTAAAATCTCGGCAAACTCCCGGTCATTCCAGTCAGAGATCTCCCGGGCTTCGCGTATGGGGCAGGATTACTACCGCACCATGCAGAACGGAGGCCGACAGTCTGCTGCTGCATCCCGTGAAATGCGGCGTGCACTGGCAGAAGTGACGGATCAGATAAATACAGCTAAATCTTCGGCACTGAATATGGCGGGGGCATTTGCCGGGGCTTTTGCTACCGGTCATCTTATTTCTCTCGCCGATGAGTGGAATTCAGTAAATGCCCGTCTGAAGCAGGCCTCACAGTCCAGTGATGATTTTCAGGCATCACAGCGTGAATTAATGGCGATCAGCCAGAGAACGGGGACGGCGTTTTCTGATAACGCCAGCCTTTTTGCCCGTTCTGCAGCTTCCATGCGGGAGTATGGTTACAGTTCTGAGGAGGTACTGAAAGTCACCGAGGCGATCTCCACGGGCCTGAAATTATCCGGTGCCAGTACAGCAGAAGCCAGTTCGGTGATCACGCAGTTCAGTCAGGCACTGGCGCAGGGAGTGCTGCGCGGTGAAGAGTTTAACTCGGTGAATGAGAACGGCGATCGTGTTATTCGTGCGCTGGCTGCGGGAATGGGGGTTGCCCGTAAGGATCTGAAGGCCATGGCGGATAACGGAAAGTTGACCGCCGATAAGGTTGTTCCTGCACTGATTAGTCAGCTTGGGGCATTACGTGATGAATATGCGGCAATGCCTGATACGGTTTCATCCTCTGCAACCAAAGTTGAAAACGCCTTTATGGCCTGGGTTGGTGGTGCGAACGAGGCAAGCGGAGTGACGAAGACGCTCTCCGGTGTGCTGAATGGTATTGCAGGCAATATTGACACTGTGGCAACCGCTGCCGGTGCTCTGGTTGCCGTCGGGGTAGCCCGATATTTTGGCAATATGGCGTCTTCTGCTGGATCTGCAACTGCCGGATTAATTACTGCAGCCAGAAACGAAGTGGCTCTTGCGGAAGCGCAGCTCCGGGGGACACAGATAGCAACAGCCAGGGCGCGTGCGGCGGTTTATCGTGCGCAACAGGCGGTTGTTGCTGCTCGCGGTACCGAAAGGCAGGCAGCCGCAGAAGCGAAACTGGCTGCTGCCCAGGCATCACTTACCCGTAATATTGCGGCCAGAACAGCAGCACAGACAACGCTGAATAGTGTCACGTCAGTGGGAAGTCGTCTGTTAAGTGGAGCACTGGGACTGGTTGGGGGTGTGCCGGGGCTTGTCATGCTGGGGGCCGCGGCCTGGTACACGATGTATCAGAATCAGGAGCAGGCCAGAGAATCTGCACGCCAGTATGCCGCAACAATCGACGAAATTCGCCAGAAAACGTCGGCAATGTCGCTTCCTGAAGCGTCAGATAATGAGGAAAAGACGCGGCAGGCACTTGATGAGCAAAACAGGTTAATTGACGAGCAGAAAAGTAAGATTAAATCCTTACAGGAAAAAATTGCTGGCTATCAGTATGTGCTGGCAAACCCGGGCTGGACAACCGATAACGGTTTTATGATTAACCACATGACGTCGGTAAAAACTGTCACAGAAGGGCTTGCAGAAGCAACAAATCAACTGGCAGTTGAACAGTCCCGTCTCACACAAATGCAGGGCAAAGCGCAATCCATTCAGGATGTGCTTGCCGGGCTGGAGGAGCGACGGGTGGCGTTGATCCGTCAACAGGCCGCGGAACAAAACAAAGCGTATCAGTCCCTGTTGATCATGAATGGGCAGTATACCGAGTTTAATCGCCTTCTCGGGCTCGGTAATGAATTACTTCAGCAGCGACAGGGGCTGGTGAATGTACCGTTACGGCTACCACAGGCAACCCTGGATGATAAACAGCAGACTGCACTGAATAACAGCGAGCGCGAACTGGCTCTGTCCCGCCTGAAGGGGGAAGCCCGTGAGCGTGCCCGCCTGGGTTATGCTGCGGATGATCTCGGCTTTGTGGGAGAGGCGTATCAGACAGCCAGACAGAATTATATCAATAACTCACTGGATGCCTGGCGAAATAACCAGGCAAATAAACCCAAAGCGCATAAAAAAACCGAAGCGGAAAAAACAGAAGATATTTATAAACGGCTGATTAAACAGCAAAAAGAACAAATAGCACTGGCAGGGCAGAATACTGAACTGGCTAAGATGAAATATCAGGTCAGTCAGGGCGAATTATCAACCCTGTCAGAAGCGCAGAAAAAAACGCTTTTGCAGAATGCAGCACTCATCGACCAGAAAAAGATTCGTGAGCAGCTTGCTGCGTATGAGAGCAGTCTGGCAGACAGTAATGCCAGTGCCCGGGCATCTGACGACGCGCAGTTGCTGGGATATGGTGAAGGCTCACGGATGCGTGAACGACTCCAGGAAATGTGGAGTATCCGGCAGACGTTTGAGCAGAAAAATAACGAGCTGCTGAGACAGTATCAGGCCGGAGAAATTGAAGAAGCCCTGTGGAAACAGGAGAAAGAACTGAATAAAAAATATCTGGAAGAGCGTCTCAGCGATCAGCAGGATTATTATGCAAAGGCTGATGCTTTACGCAGTAACTGGAATGCCGGATTCAAAGAGGGGCTGACGAACTGGGCAGACAGTGCCACCGATTATGCTTCGCAGGCGGCAGATGCTGTCGTTTCCACTATGGACGGGCTGGTATCAAATATTTCCGATGCACTGGCCGGAAATGTTGTGGACTGGCGAAACTGGGGGAGTTCAATTCTCCAGGAAGTTTCAAAAATTCTGATGAACGCTGCCATCGTTAACGGGCTGAAGTCACTTTCCAAAAGCATGTCCGGTGCCGGAGGATGGCTTGGTACGGTCGGCGACTGGCTTTCCGGTGCAGTGGCAAACGCAAAAGGTGGTGTTTATACATCGGCAAATCTGAGTGCTTACAGTAACACCATTGTGGATACCCCGACGTATTTTGCTTTTGCGAAAGGTGCCGGGCTGATGGGTGAGTCCGGGCCTGAAGCTATCATGCCACTGACCCGGGCAGCGGACGGCTCTCTTGGGGTCAGAGCCATTGGCAATGTGAATGGTGGCGGTGGATTTGTTTATTCTCCCGTGTATCACATCAGCATTCAGAATCAAGGGAGCAATGGCGAGATAGATGCGCGCTCAGCCAGGGGACTGGTGGATCTGATCGACAGCAGGGTTGTGTCAATTATGCAGTCATCGCGTCGGGATGGAGGATTGTACAGTGCCTGAGCCTGAAGTTTTTAACTGGATCCCCCGTGAAGGGATGGAGACGACACGAAAGCCATCAGTTATTACGGTAAAGTTTGGTGACGGATATGAACAGCGACGGGCTGGTGGTCTGAATGCGGATCTGAAAACGTTTAAACCAGTATTTCGTGTCACAGATGAATATTCCCGTGCCGCGCTGGACAGTTTTTTATCCCGTCATGCCGGGATTCGTGCTTTTTTGTGGCGTCCGCCAAAACACAACAGGACTGTCCGGGTTGTCTGCAGGGAGTGGAGCATTTCGGATAATGCCATGTATACCGATTTTAACTGTACCTTTGAAGAGGTCACTCACTGATGCAGGATATACAGCAGGAAACACTCAATGAGTGCACTAAAACGGAGCAATCCGCGCTGGTCGTGCTCTGGGAAATCGATCTGACAGAGGTCGGCGGAGATCGTTATTTCTTCTGTAATGAGCAGAACGAAAAAGGTGAGCCGGTCATCTGGCAGGGGCGGCAGTATCAGGCTTATCCCATTCAGGGAAGTGGATTTGAGATGAACGGCAAAGGAGCCAGTGCAAGGCCAACGCTGAAAGTCTCTAACCTGTACGGTATGGTCACCGGTATGGTGGAAGATCTGCAGAGTCTGGTCGGCGGAACGGTGGTCCGGCGTAAGGTTTACGCCCGTTTTCTGGATGCGGTGAACTTTGTTAATGGAAACCGTGACGCCGATCCGGAGCAGGAAGTGATCAGCCGCTGGCGCATCGAGCAGTGCAGCGAACTGAGTGCGGTCAGTGCCTCTTTTGTACTGGCTGTGCCGACGGAGACGGATGGTGCCGTTTTTCCGGGGCGCATCATGCTGGCTAATACCTGCACCTGGACCTATCGCGGTGATGAGTGCGGTTATAATGGTCCGGCTGTCGCGGATGAATATGACCAGCCGACGTCCGATATCACGAAGGATAAATGCAGCAAATGCCTGAGTGGCTGTAAGTTTCGCAATAACGTCGGCAACTTTGGCGGCTTCCTTTCCATTAACAAACTTTCGCAGTGATTATCATGACACAGACAGAATCAGCGATTCTGGCGCACGCCCGGCGATGTGCGCCAGCGGAGTCGTGCGGCTTCGTGGTGAGAACGCCGGAGGGGGAAAGATATTTTCCCTGCATGAATATCTCCGGTGAGCCGGAGGCGTATTTCCGGATGGCTCCGGAGGACTGGCTGCAGGCAGAGATGCAGGGTGAGATTGTGGCGCTGGTCCACAGCCATCCCGGTGGTCTGCCCTGG